CTCCGCGGAAATCACGGCATTGTTGACGAGGCAGGACACGTCCAGCGGCGTGGCCGTAACCCCGATGGTGAGTAGGCCGTCCCCCAGTGGGACCGGTTGTCCAACAGGCATGGTTACCCCTTTCAGATTTGTGCGCGCGGGATCACGCGGAACCGCAACCCGGGCATGGTTTGGCCATCGTCAAACGAGATGGACACGGGTTCGGCCGTCTCCACCGTGCCTACGGTGAACAGGGCGTGAGCCACCGTGTCCACCAACCCGTCCCCTTGCTCCACCGTGTCCGGCATGTAGCCCGCGGGGAGGACCACGAACACGTCATAGGCTGGCAACGGTGGCGCGGACAACACGCCCCGGTAGGTGGTTTGCACCCACCGAGGCCACGCGGCGCCGGAGGTGGCCGAGTCCGGCGCCGACGCGCCCGCTGTGAGCCCGGGAACCGTTGCCAGGGCCGCGACGAGGGCGGCCCGGGCAGAGACGGCCGCGGGACCATTCGCGGCCGTCACAGTGCCCAACTTGCTCACGCGAGAACCTGCTTCCGAAATGGCTTCTCGTGTTCCTCGATGAGGGCGTCGAACGTGGGCAGACGTTGCGGCCCATACTCCGCGGCGTCCACGCCCACCATTCCCAGAGGCAGGTTCCGTGCGGCTATCTCGCGTTGGACCCGGCGTAGGAACGCCTGCCCCAACGCGTCCGGATACGGGTCCGGGATAGTGCAACGCGCGGTTTGGTCATCGTCCGCGGCGTTCATCATCCGTTGAAGGTCCGCGTCGGACAGGGACGTTGCGGGGACCCGGACGTACGCCCGGGTCTCCTCCAACGTGGGATGGGTCATGGCTACGGGGTCACATCGAGGGTGAATTTCTGGAACGTGGTGGGCGCCAGGTTCAGCAGGGCGCCATAGCCGGCGTAGCCGACCAACTGTCCGAGCACATCGGGTTCACCGATCTGCATCAGACCATCTACGTCCTCATACCATTCCACCAGCCGGCTGTTGCCCATGATCATCGTCCCGGCCGCAAAGTGGCCATCCACCACGAGCCGCAGTCCGAGCGGGTTACCACCCTGACTTGTCAGGGACAGCGACGGATAGGCCGGTTGGCCCGTGGCCGCAATGGTCATGCCTCCGAGCGCCGACCACACATCCGGCGCCACCCACAACGAATCCGGGGCGGGTGCCCCGGCCGTGAGAGCGTTGGCGGCCGCAGTGAACAGCGCTTTGTTGATATCGCCCGGGGTCGAAACCCCTACGGCGCCACCCGGCGCAATGGGTACGGCCGCGTTGGTGCAACTGGCAACGAACGTGTCGCTTGCGTCGTCGCACGTGGTCTGTGCATAGATGCTGGCGAAGTCATCGAACACGATTTGCAGGATCCCGGGACTCGTCCATTTGATGTCCTGCCGGGAAATGTTCAGGTGGCCCGCGTACGTCTTGGCCGTGACCGGCATCTTGTCGATCAACAGTTTCTGTGAATCGGTCAGAGTCTTCTCTGCCGCTTGAACGCTCACCTTGACGTGTTGGGTGATGCGTGGTCGGTCGAATGACCCGGCCGGAAGGGGTTTCTTGACCACGCTGTTGACGAACGGCCGGGAGTCGTCAATGAGGTTGAGGACCGGTCCGAGGACGGGACGCGGAACAATGCCGGGGTTATCGGCTACCAGTTGGTGGGCCGTGGCGCGTTCCAACTTCTCCCGCGCGGCCGGGTCCCGGAGGACCGTTGCCCGGTGCACGGTGATGGCATAGTCCCCGATGGTGGGAAACTCCCGGGTCAGATCGTAGGTGTCCTCCACGACTGCGGTCCCGGTCTGCCGGGGCGTGGTCCGCACGGTCCCCCGGATGTCGGCCACGTGGGTGGAGGTCCGCTCAATCTCCGTGTAGTGGTCAATGGCCGTCCGGAGCGTGTTGAGGCGTTCCGTGTCCCGGTCTACTTGGGACTGTTCGTCGTCGGTGACATCCCGGCCGGCATCGGCCGCCCGGTCCACGAGGACGTTGATTCCATCGGTGATTTCTGCGAACTGCTCATTCAAACGATCCAGATAGGCACCCATGGCCGTATCCATTTCGTGAGTGGATTCGGCCGGGTGGCGGCTTGCGATTACAGGACCCCGGGTGGCGGCTTATTTCGGCCGGGTGGCGGGTGACTCTGTCGCGCCGGGTGGCGGCTCACACGTTCATTTCTGACCGTAACCCCGGGCGCGCAATGCGTCCAGACGTGGAGTTGGCGACACGCCCACGTCCACATGGTCCCGGGCCACCATCACCCCGGCGCCGGCGTACTGTGGCGCGGCCGTGGCGGCCACGTGGGACAGCCCGCACAACTCCCGGTAGACCACGGGTCCGTCCGGCCGGGTCACGGTCCGGGACCGGTAGACGTGGGCGGAGACGGACCACCCGGTCAACTCCCCGGACCGGGCGGCCTCCGCGGCCGGGTGGGACCGGTCGAGGCGGAACGTGGGGAACAGCCCGGAGCGGGTCTCCTCG